ACGAGTCCTTTTGTTGCGGTTCCACGGGTACGCCGAATCCGCTGTTAGTCCTAGGATCATATTGGGACTCGCCACTTCCCCCTGGCAAAATACCAAGAATTAGCGCGTCTTGTGTATCGTCTCCGTCGTAAAAAACTCCAAAAACAATAGCATTTAGCAAAGAGGTTGGACTTGTGCCATCTCCCCCGGTGGCAGGACTGGCCGTAACAGGATGAATTGTTTGTACATAAGGTAAATCCTCCGTTGGTAAAAGCGCGCGGTCAGGCGTGTGGTAACCATAGCAGCGAACCTTTACGCGGCCGCGCTCAAGAGGATCCGCATCATCCTCGACAACTCCCATAAACCAGTTTTGTAAATTCATTACCTTTTATTTATGGGGTATTTGTCGGATCATATGGATCCGTATAAGATGTCGTATCGCCCAACATACCTCCATCTCTAATAATTTTTAGCTTATTTGAATAAATTCCGTTTTCAAAAATATGGACGCTGGTGCTGATAATATAAACACCGGATAAACTGTTATCAATTCCCGTAACACGTTTATTCGTATCCACAGCTTTAGGAATTTCAATTTTGATTTTTTTAGCAGCTGAAAGATTAGGATCTCCATACACGCCAATCTCATGAACTGCAGATTCCATATTAGCAAAATATTTTTTCGCATAAGCAAGGTGGATGGCTTTTGTACGAGCCGGAGAATCCCAACCCCCCTTCTTCGGTAGTATTGGTTTTCCGGTTTCAACGTCTGTTGTATACACGGCATAAGGATCATCTGGGAGATATCGAAGACTTCTACTTGTAGTGGGATCATCAACAATATCGTCAATAACTTTTCGCCCTTTCCGATTTAAGCCATCAAGTTTTTTCAGGTATTCAAAATTAAAATCTCCTTTCGCCGTTCCTAAAGATCCTTGGACCGGTATTGTTTTAGGTTTTTCCTTTTTTTCGGAATACAGTCTATCTTCAAAACTAAATGTTTCTATAACACTTCCAACCCCACCCGCAACCGCTTGGGAAAGTTTATCCAACTTTATATTAGAATTTAAAGAAATAATTTTAGAACGTAGCTCTCGTAAATTTTTAACGGTACCCATTCCTTCTTCAACAAAAGGCTTTAATTGATAAGAGCCGTATACTTTATTGCCAGAACCAATAATATCAGCCCAACTTCTTGCGATGATCTCTCCGTTTTGCAGTGGGACGTTTTGGAACGTGGTATAAATGAAGAACGGAGAACTTTCTACGTCATAACATAGACCCCTTAGATATTCAACTGCCTGTAGCGGCGTTCTTTTAGTAATTACGGCTTTAAGATTATTGACGTAACACGGATTTTGATAATTGAAACTAGGACCGGGAAGATACTCGTTAAAGATTCCTTGTATGGCGTTAACAGGATCTCCTACAATACTTTTAGATATTTGTTGCAGCCGAGAAAGATATGCCCATGGGCTTACTAAATTAATCTCGTATTCCTGAACGTTAATGCTTTCAGTTGTTTTTTCAAAAATTAAATAATCTCTTACAACAAATTGATACGTCAAATACTTATATGTAATTGTTTTGTTTTGTTCAGTCCCTTCAAACGAATCGAGATATTTGATTTTAACTTTTACAATTTCTTGCCCGTCCAATCCAAAATCTTCAAAGAAATTTTCATTATCGCGAATAGTAATTCTTGCTGTAAGTATAGGCGAAAAAATTTCTTCAGCGATAGTCAAAGAAGTAACAAGATGGCTTATATCTCTGTCATCACCGCTTTTGTTTATCATTATAAATTCCTTAAACTCGTAAGTAGAAGGATAAAGCGGATTCCCATCCGCGTCCAAATTTCGCGAAGAATTCGCACTTGGTATTGTTGAATCCATGTTTTAGCTAAGAAGCAGAGAGCTGTAGGCATTTTCAAATTGACCCATTGCCGAAGGTTTTACCACAATAATATCTCGCTTTCTGTTATTCAGAATTTCTTCGTATTCGTACCAAGTAATACGTTGAGTCGGAGGTTCATCGTGTTGTTCAATTACTCCGTAATGAGAAAGAGGTTGGTCAGGATCTGACTCAGAGAAAAACTGATAAGTTGAATTCTTTAAATTAGAATAAGAATAACTTGGCAAATAACTAAGAGGAACAACCTTTGTATCAACGCTATCAATAGAGAATGTTTGTGTTGGATAACCAGCAGCTTCAACAGCTGCAAGCCAGGTGTCACCCGCATCCCCGCTCTTTGGTTTTATATAAATCTTCTTCTCCGCGGGACTAGGGTTACCTCCAAGATCAAGTGTTAATACATCAGTATTGGACGTCGGTCGAGTTAAGATTACTCCCATTCGCGTAAAGTCTTTGCGAACAAACTTGGCGTCGGTTGTACTAAAATTCTCCTCGTCATCTGATACAAGAATTTCTACAGAGTCAGCATCTGTTTCTGAAATCGGCAGAGTTGAATAATGAAAATCCGTGGTGGAGTCTTCAATAAGTGTACCACCTAGAAACATATAAGGATCATACTCGGTTTCAATGAATTCGCCAAACTCAGCCATACTCATTGGCCAACCACTTTTCCCTTCTTTTAAACTGTTGTTTAATAAAAAGAAAGTCCAATGATATTTTGGATCGCCATACAATAAATTCGATACAATCTCTGGTCGATCCCTATCTTGTATTTGATACTTTGTATATGTAACAACATCATTTGTGTTTATTGCAACAACCTGCTTTAAAAAGTTGGTCACGAGCGCCGTGCCGTTGTTTCCTGTAAAATCATAATATGTTTTACCAAATGTATTAAAGAAATCTATAGCCATATCCTATTAAGTAAAATTTATTTAGTCGCGGAGGTTACCGTTGTTTTCAAGTCTTTTTATATCATCTCTAGTAAGAGAGCGAGATTCCTTAAAGGATAACGTAATGTCTGTATCAACAGGAGCGCCGTCATCGTGAAAAGAATTACTTCCATTATAAGATGTTGCAAAAGATTCCAAATAGCATTCTGCAATGGCTGGAACACTTGGTATACGATCTCCGCCAATTTTTCTAAGGAAGCGAAGTTCCCATCTTGGCGGGTATCTTAAAATTATTCCTCCTGTGGATGGCTCTTTCATAGGATAAATCCCTTGACGGAAAAAGCGGGTAATCTGGTCAATTACCTCGCCCTCCTCTTGGTTCGAGGGAACAAGTTTATATTGAAAAGAAAAGCTGCGAGTTCCTATTCCAGTAAATTCTGTGGTGTTGTTTTTGTTTACCGTGATTCCCAAAGCCATACCAATTCCAGTTCCCACACTTTTCAACGCATCAGTTGGTATCAAATCCTTCCCATAGCCTAGGCCAGTAAGTAGCGCTCCTGCGATACCTTGCCCTATCTTTGAACCCATAGAATTATTATCATTAGCATATGCCTCCGCAAATACTTGAGATACGGGAGTTCCACTTTTTTCGCTCCCTAAAAGATTTTGAGTAACATTCTTAGCACTCTGCCCAAATTGACCTAGTTCAACGTCATTATAACTCGCGCCATCGTTAACCGCAAATCCAACCGGACACGGAAATATAACCTCTTTTCCATTATTTGGTCCGCCAATGCATTTAATTTGAAGTACTGGCCTAATATTCTCGATGCTATTCAAAACTGCCGGAAAGGTCATCTCGTATGGAATACTTTCATCATTTTCATAACCTTCATTTCGAGCAATCTTAATTGCCTCTTCGAAGCCATCGAGCGCAACATTCACAAACTGCTCAATTAGGCCGCCAGATTGATTCTCCGGTGTATCCAAGCCTTGTAAGTCCACACCGTCGATGTTAAAGCCAGCATCTGTTGTCTTGTCGCTCATATTACTATTTATAAATAAAATTGAAAGAAAGCAATGAAATATTACAGTGGAGGATTTAAACCTAAAAATCGTGAGAAATATCAAGGGGATGTCTCCGCGATAAAGTATCGCAGTATGTGGGAACGCCAGGTATTTCGTTGGTGTGATGAAAACAGTTCTGTTGCCAAATGGAGTTCGGAAGAAATAGTCATACCTTATCGTTGCAGAACCGATGGCAAATCTCACCGATACTTTGTTGATTTATTTATAGAGTTTAAAGGTGGGAAAAGATACCTTATTGAAATAAAGCCCAAGAGTCAAACAGTTGAGCCTAAACCTCGTAGCCGTAAAACAAAAAAGTATATTACTGAGGTAATGACCTATGTCAAGAACCAAAGCAAATGGGAAGCAGCCACAGAATATTGTGCAGATCGTGGTTGGACCTTTGAAGTTTGGCACGAAGATATAATAAAAGGTCTAGGAATAAAACTCCTTACGTGACCATTTACATATAAATAGATATGTATGCCTACCTTCCAATCATTCCAAAAGATTGCTGATAAAGCATCTTCTGCAGGAGTTTACGAGAAAAACGCACTAGCTTCTTTGTCGTGGTTTCGCCGCGAAGTTCGAAGAATGACGGGCGTTACCACAAGTAAAATGGTAGCCTCTGATGAATTGGAACCTGTGTCAAAGGCGTTAAAAGGAAGAATGTATATGTATGGATACGATCCAAAGCATAAAAAGACGCTTCCTTATTATGATACCTTTCCTCTTATCATTATGGTCGGTCCGGCAAAGGGAGGGTTCTATGGACTTAATCTTCATTACCTAGATCTTAAACGGCGTGCCTTACTTTTTGACGCACTTACTGATAAGTTATTTAAAAAAGGAAGTACCGAAGAGTTTGATCGATTTATGCTTTCATTTGAAAAGCTTCAAAGAGGGGGGAACCTACGTTTCTTTGAACCATGCTGGAAACATTACTTAACAAGTAATATCAAGACAAGAATTATTAAAGTTCCAACCAAATATTGGGAACCTGCTTTATTTTTGCCAACCGATAGATTTCAAGGGAAGACCAGAACAACCGTCTGGGGAGAATCTCGTAAAATACTTAGTAAATAGAATTATGTCAGCACCACATACAAAATCATCAATTAATAATATAAAAAGCGTTATTCAAAAACGCGGAGTTGCTAAAAGCAATAGGTTTGAAATTGATCTCACCGGCTTGCTAAATTTAAAGGGAGGACCGCTTGCGACGGTAAACGAAATAAGAGATTTGGAATCTTTAGTTATTAGCACTACACTTCCCGGCCGTCAGCTTACCACATTTGGTTACGATCTTTTTAGGCACACAACAGATATGCCAACAGGATACGTCAATGAAGCTCTTGCAATGGAATTTCGTTTAACTGCAGATTACGTTGCTAAAAATATATTTGACCGCTGGATAAACAAAATTGTTCCAAAAAAGGAATACCTTATGGCATACGCAGATACATATAAATGTGAAATTCGTATTAAGCAACTCGATAATAAAGACCGAGTAATTTATGAAGCCAGGCTTGATGATTGTTTTCCAAAAGCAATTAGAGGTATTGGTTATAACTCAGAAACGGACTCTATTGCCGCTCTTGGTGTTGAATTTGCGTATAACGACTTAAACTTTCCAACCGACCCAGATCAACGCGCTTTATTGCCTCGCGCCACACCACTCGTTGACCCGCTGCCGGATGATGGCAGTGCACCGACTCAGCTGCCGGAAAACCTTGTGTAATATATGACTTATATATAAATTATGAAT